TCATATTCCAATATCTGCGGGGAGAGACATAAGGAATCTCAATTTCAACAGTCTCATTCGTATTTGGGGATAGAATGTGACCACCGAGATTGGCGGCTGTGTAAATGTTCTGTTCATAAGCAACTTGATTGTAGTTGGTATAATGAGGAACAAAAACTATCAATAGGGCTCCAAAGTGGAAGGAGGCACCATTGATTCTGAAGGCGGCTTTGACTTTCGAGCGAAAGTACTGAAAACGACTCAACTTTTCAATGATATTGGGGGTCAATAAATCATTTGGATAGTTGAATGTTTTAACGAGTGTGCCAAATGCTGAGCTTCCCAGCCACGGGAAAGTCACGATATAAGGTCGTGACAACACACTCTTTAGTCCTTGATCTGGATAGGGATCCGTATCAATATTCACTTTTGGTGGTGTTAGGACTGTAGTTGCTGAAGGTATGGAAACTCCAACATTATCTCCGAAAGTTACGGTTTCTTCTTTCTGAGACTCTTGAGGGTTAGTTACTTGCATTTTCTCCTCAAGATTGACTGTTTGCTTGGGTTCAGTTGATTGGCCTCTGAAAAGGCATCTCTGGAAGGGGTCCACCCCTTGAGAGATTTGACCTTGGAATTTGAGTGAATTCGAAGTGTCCATCAAGTCACTATCTGTATAGCCGAGGCGATCGGCTTGCAGTGAGTCATAAGTGAGGTCTGTGATTGGTTTGAATCCTAGCTCCATAAGTGCTAGGTTCAAAGTGCTCTTCGATGTCTCAAAGAGATCACGTGGATGCTTTGCTATTTCGATAATGAAAGATCTTGCTGTGGAAGTAAGATTTTCTTCATCTGACAAACCGTTGTCATGCATCCAATTTGGAATGTCGAAGATATCTTCGAGCGGTAATCGAGAGGAGGATAAAGGCCCTTCCTTTCGAACTTCGCGGTTGAGAAAGCGAGTCTCAGACCATTCCATTTCTGTTGGTAATTCTGCAGTTTTATTTATGGAAGTGTACTTCATTCCGAAATCTTGTTCAAGGATCTCAGCATGATTTTTCATATTCCAAAATTTTTCTAGGGCCTCTTCAACAGTTGTGACGTGATCGTCACCAAAAAGAATGGTTCTCAATAGCTTGAGTGCCTGAGCAGGGGTCAGGGAATAACCATGTTTTCTTGCAGATTTGACAATTGTGTAGAGTTGGATTGAAATATTATCATCACAATTTTCGTCTGTGGTAGTGTAGACTCCGGATGGATTTCCGAAGGCAGTAACATAGACGAAATTGAGGATGATGTGTACAGTGTTATGAGCAAGTTTCTCGAGATTGATTCTGGCATTGCGATCTTTGATAGTGTATTGTGGATCGCGTTGATACCATTCATCAACTTCTTTGAACCATGCTTTTCCAACTTCACGAGGTAGTGATGCGTCGTATTTTTTATAGTCTCCTGCTCTAGGTTTAGAGGGGACTTCCCTTAGCTTTTCGATTAAGATTCGCCAGGAGCCTTCCGAGTTTGCGTCAACTCCGACAGCTGAATTTCCATTCAGATGGTCGGAGCGAACGCACTCTGCGTAGGCTCCAAAGTAAATCTTGAACGCGGCTAGAACTTTCATTCTGGCGGCGGAGAAAATCCTCTGATCGAGGATCCATTCATCGTTGGCAAAGATTTTAAGTGTGTTGAGCAACTCATCTTTAAGGGAGTCTTGCATCCAAGTGAAGGTGTCAAGACTAAGATCAATGTTGTCAAACTGTTCTGGGGGAAGTTCGAGTATTTGG